CAAACAGGTCGTACAGGCCTGCATCGATGGAGGAATACCATTTGACCAGATCATTGAAGAGTTTGGCTCCTGGACGCATATCAGCGTGCCAAACACCAAGGACACCGCGCCCCGTAAGCAGGCGCTTATTATCGACAAAACAGGCACGAGAGCCTTTTCTTAGCATAAATTTGCATTAGTATATAGCAAACTAACGAGGAGACTCTATGTTACGACATCACCTGGCGGTGTACGCCTGCGCGATTGCGCTTGTCTGGGGCGTGTGTTTTCACGACCCCCTAGCTAAATGGGCCATGGCCAGCACCCCATTCCAGTGGGTTGCCGACTCAACCGTTGAGCTAATTGAACACTTTGAGGGAAAGCGCTACCGCGCCTACCAAGACTACGGCGGCAACTGGACGACCGGCATTGGCCACCTAATACGCCAAAAGGATGCCCATTTGCTCCATAGGGAGCTTTCTGAGGCCGAGGTGGTGGGTATCCTACACCGGGACTTAGAAAAGTGCTCTACGGCCCTAGAATCGGCTTTAAACAGCATTCCCAAGCGGCACCAGATAGACGCCCTGATGAGCCTGTGCCACAACATTGGACCGGACAACATGGCCCGATCTGAGGTAGTTAAGCACTTTAACGACGGCAACGTACACAAGGCCGGGGACGCGTTCCTTAACTGGAGCACCCCGCCGGTACTTAAAAAGCGCAGACAAATAGAGCGCTCGTTGTTTTTAGCTGGGGCGTAAACGCCCACTATTTTGCATTAGTAGATATAGAACCACTAACCTGAAGGAACCACCATGGACGGCTTTAAATCATCACCAAAGATGCAGTGCTTCAAAGAAGGCGGCGCTGTTAAATATAAGTCACGCCACTCTGAGAAATCAGAGATGAGCGAAGACATTGCACAAGACAAGAAGGTCGTCAAGAAGGCGTTTGCCATGCACGACAAGCAGTCACACGAGGGCGAGAAGACTAACCTGTCCAAGCTCAAAAAAGGTGGCCGCATGAAGAAAGAGGGCGGTTGCGTTGGTCGCTATAAGGACGGCGGTAAAGTAAAAAAATATAACATGGGCGGCATGGCATCTTATGACCAAGCAATGCAAGACCCAAAAGCTAAAAAAATGATGCGCGATGCAAGTTTAGCTAGAACATTAAAAGCCAACCCTATCAGCGAAACAGAACTTTCAAGTATTAGCGACAGCGGCGCAGCAAAAGGTTTGCGCAACTACGGCCGCATGTATAAGCAGGGATTGGGAATGAAACCTGATACCACCTACGAATACAAGAAGGGTGGTAAAGTAAAAAAGTGTGCTGAGGGTGGCTCGTTAAAATCTGTCGACGCAGAAGAGAACCCTGGCCTGGCCAAACTCCCAACCAACGTCCGTAACAAGATGGGCTACGCTAAAAAAGGCGGTAAAGTAAAAAAGTGTGCTGACGGCGGTATTGTAGACAATATTAAAGCCGTCGGTAAAAAATTGTACGAAAACGTGATGGGTACACCAGAACAAAACAAGGCAGCCGCCGAGCAAGAGAAGGCGATTGCAGAAAAAGATCCATCTAGCTACGAGGCAAAGTACCGTAAACTAACTGGTAAAAAACGCGGCGGAAAGGCTTGCTAATATGCCAATAGAGTCTAAACAACAGCAGAAGGCGATGTACGCCGCCGCGGCCGGTAAGTCAACCCTTGGTATCCCCAAGAAGGTTGGCAAAGAGTTTGTTAAGGCCGGCAAGGCAAAACCAAACCTTCCACAAAAAGTAACTAAACGCGCATCCGGCAGGGGACGTTAATTTATGGCCTACTCTGGTACAACTAACCAGACCAAGATCAACGTAGATCAGTTGATATCGTACGCATACCGCGATGCCGGCAAGACGGCAGAAGAGATTACGCCCGAGTATATCGACGCCGGCAAACAGGCACTATTTTACATTTTACAAAATCTATCTAATCGCGGCGTTAACCTGTGGCTATTAGAAAACTATCTGTGCGGCGCGGTAACTGCCCAGCAGCAATTAGTTTTGCCACCAGGCACTATTGACGTGCGTGAGTCAAACTGGGTATACATTATTAACTCAGAGGCTGCCGAGTATTTGCCCACGGCTAACGTAGACTCTCCCGCCGTGTTTGACCAAAATTTAGACTTAGTGTCTACATCCACTTCTGGCCAGAATTGGTTTGGTTTAGAGTACCAGACAGCACAACCCGTGTTTTACGTTGGCTTTAATGGCTACGCCTCTGGCGGTGGCACGACAACGTACAACTTTGCGTACGAAGTCAGCGACGATGGGATAACCTGGACAACGGTCGAGCAGTTCCCAGCGACCACGCTATCAGATCGTGAGTGGGCATATTACAATATCAGCACCACACCAAACCATTCGTTTTATCGGTTACGTGAAACCGTGGCTACCACGTTCTCAATCCGTCAGATTGTATTCTCAACCAGCCAGCAAGTCATTCCATTGGCGCGCCTAAACCGTAACGACTACTGGAACCTCCCAAACAAACAGTTTCCATCGGTTCGCTCGTTGCAGTATTGGTTTGATCGCACCATCGTGCCGTCAATGTACCTATGGCCAGTGCCGAACAACGACTTCCAAATGTTTCAATTAATCATTGAAAAAGAAATGCAAGACGTTGGTTCGTTAACTAACGAACTATATGTACCAAACCGTTGGATTGGTTCTGTACAAGCAAGTTTGTCACACAAACTGGCATTGCAATTACCACAAATTGATTTAAACCGTGTGCAGTATTTAGAGACACAGGCCACTAAATTAGAATACGACGCGGCACAAGAAGAGCGTGACAAGTCACCAATCTACTTCCAACCTAACATAAGCTACTATACACGATGAGCGGCGCATATCAAATGACCTACAGCAACCTGGTGGAGGACGTCCAGCGTTATATGGAACGTGACGACGCCGGATTTGTTGCGCAGATCCCCAGCTTAATTGGACTGGCTGAGTCGGCGATCGCCGCCGAATTAAAGTCTTTATTACAATTAACTGTAGTAGAAACTCAACTGGCCACCAATCAAGACGTGTTAGATAAACCGGCGCGTTGGCGTAAGACGGTGTCAATGAAAATTAATGGCTCACCAATACTATTGCGTTCACAAGATTACATAGCACAGTATCAGTCTGAATCCGCTAACGGGCAGCCAAAGTACTACGGCGAATATGACTACAACAACTGGAACTTTGCGCCAAAGCCAGACCAAGAATACGATGTAGAAATTATTTACTACAGCCTAATACAGCCGCTGGACTCATCTAATCAACAAAACTTATTTACCCGCGAGTGCCCCCAGGCGATGTTGTTTGGTACACTGTTGCAGGCGCAGGGCTACCTAAAGGCCCTAGACAAACTGCCTGTGTGGAAGGGGTACTACACTGAGGCACTGGCGGCGTTGAAGAAGGAAGACAACTCGCGTCGTATCGATAGAAATACTACGGTCCAGGAACCATAAACTATGCCAATTTACACATCACCGTTTACCGGAACAGTCGTACAACCAACTGACGTATCGTACTACGAGCTTAACTTTAGCGCCAACGTAGAGCTTTTCTGGCCCGCCGTTGTAAATCCACAGCAGGTACCCGCCGCGCGTATTATCGACGCCACTCCGTCCACCTCCAATTTAGTTATCTCGTTACCTGCCGCAAACCAAGGCGCATTGGGCACCGACATCCTTATCCGCAATCTAGGTGCAGATGATTTTACTGTAGAAGACTTTGACGGCACCGGATCTGTTTTAGTTGAGGTTGGTAAGTCAAAGTACTTTTACCTATCAGATAACACCACAACCGCTGGTGTCTGGCAAAACGTAGAGTTTGGCGCCGGCACATCATCGGCAGATGCCGCCTCATTGGCTGGCGCTGGTTTGGTTGCCCTCGCAGGCAAACTAAACACCACACAAAACATTGTCGAGGTATCATCTCCCCCAACAATTACTGATGCCAGCCGCGCCAGTACATTTTTGTGGACCTCTGGCAACGACACTGTTAACCTGCCAACGTCCACCAGTTTAACGGCCGGTTGGTTTATTGCGTTTAGGAACGCCGGAAACGGTACGCTAATATTTACGCCGCAGGGCACGTCATTAATTAATGGTAACGCAGAGTTAAGTGTTAACCCATCTGAGTCTGGCTTTATTATATTCCAGCAATCGACTGGTGATTTCTTTACGGTTGGCTTGGCGATACCATCCAACGTAACGTTCACGTCGGCAACGTATGATGTGGACTCAATCGTTGGCAATACATTTAGTTTAGTGTCGTATGCCCCAATTATTCAAACATACGTGGCCTTGTCTGGCACACGCGCAACGCAATTAGATGTGGTATTGCCGGCGACAACACAATTGTATGTCTTGGTTAACAGCACGGGCCAGCCATCATATACTATCACATTCCAAGTATCTGGCAGCTTACAGACGCCAATTAGTTTAGCGGACGGCGGAGTTGCCTTGGTGTTAAGTGACGGTAACTTTTTGTATGTCATTAGCCAGACAACTACAACAACATTTTTAGCCATCAATGGATCTGCCGCCGCACCATCTTTTTCTTTTATTAGTGACAGTAATACTGGTATGTATTTAGTTGGTACAAGCGTATTGGGACTATCTGCCAATTCAACGCAAATGCTAGAACTTGATAACAGTAACGTATTAAGTCCACAGGTATCAACACCGGCAACATTTAACGCAGGATTAATTGGTGGCGGGACGTTCTAATGGCTGGAGAAAACAAGCTACCAGATCAATATAATCTGGTCTACACGCTTGCCGTTCAACCCGGCATAAAACGAGACGGCACTGTATTTGAGTCACGTGAGTTTAGTGACGGAGAGTGGTGCCGTTTTCAGCGTGGCGTGCCCAAAAAAATTGGCGGTTACCGTGAGTTGTTTGCCACACTTACCGGCATCCCACGCGGCATGGTCTCCAACTCATTTAACGGCGTTAACTATGTATTCGTTGGCAACCAATATGGATTAGAAGTATTTACAACAGGCACTACGTTTGGCGTTGGTAGTGGTCCGCTTACTGTAAATATTTTACCTGGCTACTCACCGTTTACTTTGGTGTCAAACACAACCAGCCAGTTTGTTATCGCCGGTGACGTGACCGATGCGTTCCCCGCTAACATGGAGGTTATATTTGATGATGACCCCACTACGTCAACTACAGTCATTAGCTCATCATATTCGTCACCAAACACTACGGTAATTGTTACAACATCTAGCATTGCGGGATCGCCCACAACGGTGTCGTTATATGACGTAACGTTTACACCCAATTCAAATCTATTGTGGCAGTTTGACTTACAGTACTCCCCAGCGGGTGGGTCACTACAAGTATTAGCACACCCGGGCCGTAATCTAGCAAACATTGACAGCGCGATACAGACCCAAGTATTAACCGGCGGACTACTACCCAACTCGTCAAACGAATGGAACTTCCAAGGTCTGGCTGATACTGGGGGACAAAACCCAACCTATCGTCCAATTGTAGTGGACGGTGGCGTGTGCGTACTGTACCCATACACCTTTGTGTACGGTTCGGATGGGTTTATCGCCAACAATAACGTCGACACAAACACGACGCTAACAGATTATAATTTACAGACAATTACCGACTGGAACGGCCCAACGGCCAACCAGGTCAACATGGCCTCGTCTAAAATTATTAAGGGCATCCCAGTGCGTGGTGGTACTAACTCACCGTCTGGATTGTTCTGGGCTACCGACAGTTTGATCCGTGTATCGTTTACCGGAACATCTCCGTTGTACTGGCGCTATGATATTATTTCTAGCCAGATCTCTACAATATCATCCTCATGCTTTGTTGAGATGGATGCTATTTTTTACTGGATGGGTGTCGACCGTTTCTACCAATACAATGGTGCGGTCTCTGTACTGCCAAATGATAAAAACGTAAACTGGCTATTTGACAACCTCAACTTTGTACAGCGCCAAAAGGTATGGGCCACTAAAGTACCTCGGTATAACGAGATCTGGTTCTTTTATCCACGTGGCGACGCGACGGAATGTACCGACGCCATTATCTATAACGTTAAAGACAAGATCTGGTACGACGCCGGAAGTGCTCCAGGTTCACGTAGATCGTGTGGATACACCACCGAGGTATTCCCAACACCGATCTGGGCCGGCTGGGAAAACATTAGCACATTTAGTGCACCGTTTACCGTGATTGACAACCCACCCAGCGAACCGGCACCAAATTTAGATCAGTTCTATTTGAATGGTAACGCAAGCATTACCTTTGGGGCGGGAGATTATGTCGCCACGTCAAACGGAGAAAATCCAGAGGTATATAAAGTACTGACCAGTGAGTTTATATTCACATCCGCCGTGACGGCAACGAACCCCGAAGGTGTGACATTGATTACCGTGGCCGATGATTTTAATCCGGCGCTTGTCCCCGACGATCTGGTGTATTACATTGAGGGCGGATATCCGCTGTGGCAACAAGAGTTCGGTACAAACGCAATTACATTCAACCAAGAGTTTGCGGTTACGTCTAGCATCACGACCTGTGACATTAGTTGGGTTGGCGGAATACCATCACAAGACAGCGGAACCGGCGTAAACCGCAGGATGCACTTACGCCGCATTGAGCCAGACTTTGTGCAGTCCGGCACGATGGGCATGACTGTTTTAGGGCGTAAGTTTGCCAGGGGTGCCGTAGAAAATTCTGGACCATTTTACTTTGACCCAGACACCGGCAAAATTGATTTGCGTGTAGAGCACCGCGAAGTACGCCTTAAGTTTGAGTCCAACGTGTTAGACGGTAACTTTGAGATGGGCCGCCTGTTAATTACGGCAGAGTACGGCGACGAGAGGCCATGAGTATCCAGAGCTTTTTTCCGATCAACCCAGAGTATATGACATGGGAAAATTGGAACGGCAACTTCTTACATTACTTTAGCGAAGAGCCGATCATGTACGACACCGAGGATAACTGGAAACAGGTCGCCAAAAACATCAGCCAACTCACCACATTTGAGAGCTACCCGGTCCCAGACCCCGAGGCATTTAAGACGTGGCAAGAGTGGGCCTCGGCCCTTAGCTTTATTTTAAACGGCCCAAGCACTTGATTTAGGGCGACAAATGTAGTATTTTTGCATTAGTATAAGTAGAAGCATTTAACCAAAGGAGGCGATATGCACGGCCAACCGACATTAAAATATCTAAACGATAAAGCATTCGCCGACGCTATCCTGGCTAAACACGCAAAAGATTCCGACCCCATAAACCGCGAATTTGCAAAGGTTGTGCAAGACACCTTAGCACGACTATCTAAAAACAAATGACACCGACAGAGATTATTACAGCTGACGCCATAGAGCGCAACATTGATCCCAATCAAATTCTTGTTTCTTTGAGAAAACATCTCGAAGCAAATGTGGCTGTCATGCTTAAAAAAAATGATTCCGTGCTTGTCCTAAAAGAACTCGAGGGCCACGCGATGGAGCTGCATTTATTTACAGAAGACGCGCCTTTAACCTTGGCTCGCTCCATTAAGTATTTCGTAGATAAGATTAAAGCGTCAGACATTGAAGCAGTTTACGGGAAAGCCGATAACGCCGAAATCATAGAGATGCTTAGGCGGTTGGGTATCCCCGTTGAAAACTCTGACCGTCCAGAATTTAATTGGATGGCGCGGGTATGAGATATAACCTCGAGACAATGCTCCCGCTCGGTGCCTTTGAGCACTGCGGCAATCGCCACATAAAACTTTATGGCGGCGGTGGTTCTTGGAATCCCGTAACCATTGTTGAAAACGCTGTTAGTTCCGTAGGTGATGTGGTAAGCGATGTGGTTCAAGGCGCTGGCGATGTACTAGCAGACGTCGATGAATTTGTAGGCGACACAATTCCTGGTGGTTGGACAACCGTTGCCTCTGTTGCCGTTCCTTATGCAGCTCCGTATGTAACAGGAGCGGCATTAACCGCTGGGCAAGCCGCCGCATTAGCCGCCGCAACAAGCGCAACCTCTGGGGCCGTACAAGGCAGAGACCCGGAAGATATTTTAAAGAATGCGGCTTTGGCTGCTGCCGGCTCTTATATTGGCAAGGGCGGGTTATCTGATAGTGGTGTCCCAAATTGGGACGCCGACATTACCGCCGGCGCTGAGGGTTACGCAAACGCCGCCGGTGCTGCTGGTGCAGGCGCTGGCTCTGGTTTAAGTGCTGACATGAACCTTGACGCTCCGTATGTGGACATGCCAGATGGTGAATACCTATTAAATGATGTAATAGATGAGGGTGGATTAGCACAGTACCCTGGCGATTCACAATACGAAGTACAAGATGTCCAAGAGCAGGCCAGAAATACTGACGTACCATCTGGTAGCTCAACGTCGTGGGATCGTGGCGACACATCGCTACCAAGCGCACAAGAAGCACTAAAGGCGGCCAATAGGGCGCGCCAGTTATACGGCATGCTAAGTGGTATTGGTGGGACAATGGTTGCAAGAAACGCGCCGGGGTTGAGCCAGTACACGACACCAACAACCACATCAGACCAGGGCGGCTTATCAAATTTTGGTATACCAAACCTAACCGCCGGGGTTGTTCGTGGCCAGCCCATTGACCTAAACATAGACCAATTTAATTCACCACTGTCACCGGTTAACGCCGCCGAGGGTGGTTACATACAGCACTACGCTGCGGGAAGTGATGTAGATTCATATACCGACACTAACTACCAAGACACCGTAACAGGATTAACAAAACTAAAACCAAATCTAATCCGGGGTAAGTCAGACTTTGGCTTGCAAAAATATTGGAACCCGCCCGCCGCATACGCCGACGGTGGATCTATTGAGGGGCATAACCCAGAGTTTTTTAGTGAGGGTGGGTTACAAAACCGCTACGTAAAGGGCGCAGGTGACGGCACCAGCGATGACGTGCCGGCCATGTTAGCCAACGGTGAGTTTGTGATACCCGCCGATGTGGTATCTAAGCTAGGCAACGGAAGTAACGACGCGGGCGCTAACATCCTCGATGAATTTTTACAGGTAATTAGAGAGCACGCACAGAACCACAGCCCAAAAGAATTACCGCCCGACTCAAAGGGTCCATTGGTGTATTTAACAGAAGCATCGCAAAGAGCAGAGGGATAACATGGCAGGACTTTCCAATTTTATAGCCAACAAAGGCGTGCAACAGACCACGATGCCATCGTGGTATGACACCGCCCAACAGAACCTAGTCAACCAGGCATCTACTGCCTTTCAAAATGCGCCCCAGTTAAGCGGCACGGTGGCTCAGGGCGCCATCAACACACTACAACCCGGCGCGTCTAATCCATTTACTCAGGCACAAAACACCCTCCAAAGCATTTCATCTGGCGCGGCTAACCCTTGGATTACTTCCCCAACAGGTCAAGTAACTCCTAACACACAAACTGCAATGGGTGGTTTATTTCAAGCGCAAAACCAACAGCTTGAGCAATTGCTGCCTAACATTACCGCCGCACCAACCGCGCAATCGATTGCCTCTGGTAACTTTGGTAGCCTGCGCGGCGAGACCGCGGTTAATAAGGCAAAGGCAGACGCACAGGCGCAATTGTTTGCTAACCAGATGGACGCGTTTTTAAAGAACCAGGCAACCGGAGTTACTGGCGCGTCGTCGTTAGGTAATGTGGCACAGCAGGGAATCACCAACGCGATGAACGTTGGACAATCCCAGCAGCTAGCGCCGTTCACTAACGTCGCTAATTTAGGTAAAATATTGTCCGGCGTGACTGTACCAACCACGGTAACCAGCGACGTGCAGATGTCACCACTAAGCCAGATCACCGCAATCGCCAGTGCGTTAGGTGGCGGCGCGGCTGGTGCTAACAAGCTACTACAAAACCTAGGCGTTAAGGGCGGTTTAAGTGACGCATTCAAAAGTGTTGGTAACATTTTAGGTAGCAATAACACATTTACACCTGAGCAACTAAATCAAATTGCAGCGGCTCAAGGTGTTGATCCAGGTGATGTTGATGTAGACGGCATAACAGAACAACAACTGTACGACATATTTAATTATGGTGGGGGCGTTCCTGCCGTTGATACATTTGTGCCCCCAACAGATTATCCTGATTGGTCTGATTACTTTTCATTTGATTGATAAAAAACATGGCTGAAGAAACTCAAGTTCAAGGCGGTTTAGGCCCGGTAGTAACCCCACCAAAGAGCAAGGGTGGGTTTTCTATTCCTGGTAACATTGCGTTAGATCCAACGCAAACGGAAAGCATTTTGGCTAACATGCAGCGCATCATCGACGAGCGCGAGAGCCCATTAAATTTATTTACCAGCGGATTAAAAGACGCGCTGGCGTACGCCGCCCTTGACCCAACACGAAATGTTTTGGCACGCGACGAACAAAAGATGCGCGAGGCGCAAGAGCTGCTTAATATGCGCAGCCAAATAGCTAGCGTTAGGGCGGCCCAAGAACAACAAAAAGCATTTGAGGCCAGGAAGGCAAAAGAATTAGGCGGCACACCTGACGTTGGTGGGACAGGTGGAGGCATTAACATGCCCGACGAAATAAAGCTGGCACTATCTAACGCAAGAACTCGTGAAGAGTACGATAAGATATTTAACGCCTGGGCACAAAAACAGGCAGAGGTATCTGCCAACCCTGAGATGGATGTTCCCAAGGTGCCGGTTGTTGTTGAAAATCCAGATGGCTCATTTACCCGCAAAGTTATTTCAGTGCGTGAGTATCGTGCCAATCCAAACCTATACAAAGATGCTCCCGAAACTCAGCAGGCATTAAAGAGCGCGCCAGCAGATAAATCTGGCCAGCCGGTGAGCGTGCGCAATAACAACCCGGGCAATTTAAAAGATCCTAAGACCGGCGAGTTCTTAAAGTTTGACACCTTAGAGGCCGGACAAAAGGCGCTCGACGAAGACACTAAGGTAAAGCTAAGTGGTCAGAGCCCGGCGGTTAAGCAGCGCTTTGGTGACGTCAATATTATCACCCCGGCCATGTTAGCTGAGACTTGGTCGCCGGCAACTGCTCCGGGTAATAGCCCAGAGTCTACCGCCAACTACGCCAAGTTTATTGCCGGTAAGTTAGGCATCGACCCAACCGCGCCAATTCCAAACACAGAAGAGGCACGTAAGCGTGTAAACGAGGCAATCACCGAGTTTGAGTCTGGTCAGAAGACACTAGCCGCACCGGCGGCTGTAACGCCCACCACGACGGCAGCAAAGGGCCCAAGACCCACGCCAGAGCAAATGGAAGCCGAGAGCAAAGTAAAATCTACCTTCCGTGAACAACAAGCTAGGGGCGCGGCAGAGAACGTTCAAAAGTCACAGCTTTCATTTGAGACGGTTACAGAGCCATCCTCTGTCTCGGAGCGCAAGACATCCGCAGAGCGCGTGGAGAAACTAGTGTTAGATAACCCAACGGCGGCTGGTATTATAGCCAAGCCTGGGGTCGCCAACGCGCTGTTAACAATTATACGTGACGGATTAAACACACCATCTGGCGCGATTGGTATTAAGACAATCGAAGATGCGTTGGTGTTAACCATGCCCGGCACAGACCAAAAAACAATCAACGCACGTCGTGAGATTGCGCAGAACTTGGCAAAGGGTGCGCTCGAGGCATCTAAGCTATCGCAGGGCCAGGGCTCCGTCTCTGACTTTGAGCGTTCAATGTTTGAGCGTATCGCCGGATCGTTGGCAGACACCCCCGAGCTATTAGTTAAACGTCAGCGCATGTTAATCGCCAGGGCAAATCTAGATAGTGAACTAGGCAAGATGTACCGCGGCACTAAGAAGCCTGGCGAGCCATTAGACTTTGACGCGTTTAGGACATCGAAAGAATACGAAAATAAAGTCGCAGCATACGAAAAAGAACTGCGCGCAATTTTAGATTCCGAAGTTCAGATCAAGGGTGCCGCAGCGGCTCCTAAACATCCCGGCGCTTCATTGTTGAATAAATATCCTCCTAGGACAAACCCATAATGGATAAAGAATTAGAGCGAGCCTATGATGCGTTAATGCAGGCCGATGCGGCCGGCAACAAAGAAGACGCACAACAAATTGCTGACTACATTCGCACACTGGAAGCCCAACAAAACGTTCCTAGTGGTGAGACGTCAGTAAAACAAGTGAGCGACGCAGACCTTATTAACGTGTTAACCCCAACCATTGGTGGAGCAATTGCTGGCGAAATAGTTGGCCCGATAGTAAACAAGGGCGTTGAGGCCGTCCAGTCTGGCAAGGCCCCAACAACTACAGCCCCAGCCGCTAGGGCAGCCGGCACGCCATTTAACCCACGCGGCGTTACCATCGAGCAAAGCGTTCAAAACTGGGAAAACTATGGCCAGGCTCAAAACGAGGCCGCCAAACGTGTCCGCAGGGAGGCCGAACTACATAAAAAATATCCTGGGTTCACCCGCGCACAACCTCCAACACCCGCGGCAACACCATCTGCAATGTCACAACTGCGCCAAGCTATTCCTGGCCCTGTTAAAACTGCGGGCCAATTCTTAGGTGGCGCTACACAGTCTGGCGTCGTGCCATGGCTTGGCCGTGCATTGGCTGGTGGCGCCGCTGGATACCAGGGCGCTGACGCATACAACCGCCTAAGACAGGGCGACGTTGTTGGTGGCGGATTAAGCGCAATTGGCACGCTCGGTGCTGGTGCGTCATTTTTCCCACACCCTGCCGCTCGGTACGGTGGCGCGGCAATTAGCGCCGGCGCCGAGGGATTAAACCAATACCTTGACTATTTAAAACGCAAGTCACAACAACCCGCCGCGGCACAGCCACAGCAACAAGAACAAATGCCGGTCCCCATGAAAGAGGGAGGACTGGTCCATTTGGCCGGGGGAAAACGTGCGCTTGTTGAAGAAGGCGGCTCTAAAATAATGGAGATTCTTAAAGATAAGATGGCTCCGTTATATGCAAAATCAGAAGGTGTTCCAGCACGATTGCCAAGAGCAACCCCAAAGACTGATGCAGAATTATTTGAGTTTGCTCAACGCATGTCACCACAAGTTCGTGGTGATTTTGTACCAGCACCTGGAGCGACAACTAGCGTAGCTGGCAAAACACGCGCCCAATTTGAACGCGAAAAAAATTTACAACACGACATTCGTAATGTGCGGGGTTTAACATTAAAACCTTCAAACTATGATGAAGCCGCACATCAAGGTAAAGTAAAAGTTGGAATTGCCGGTGATCAAACACGAACCGGAAAAGATGTTTACAGTATTGCTGGTAACAAATTAAGTTCACCTTCCAGACAATACGGTGGATCTTTGTATCCAGCTGCACATCCTCTTGGATGGGCATCTGAAAAAGAAGCTGCTCAAGGTGTTCAAAATGTAGTAGATACTGCCGCAAAACAATACGGCGATGTTGATGTTTTGGGTGAGTTTATGAAAATGGGCCCGGAAGCTAATAATTATGCAATGCACAACGCAGACGCAATTATTAAATCAATTAACCCATCTCAAGTAAAACAACTTGATAATCTTAATAAAATGATTCGTGCAAAATTTCCAGATTTTGCTGGCATTGAAAATCAAGCAGACATATTAAAACAAGCTGAACAAAATCCAGAGTTGCGTAAGTTTTTAGACTATTTAGTAATGACTAAAAAGCACGCAGAAACTTATGGTTTGCCTTCCGGTGCAGACATTCGGCATGCTTTATCTGAGCCAGACCTTAGAAATTTAGAAATAGGTGCCTCTGGTAAATCAGTTATTGAAATGGTTCCGGGCGGTAAAATATCACCATCGTCAAGAAAAACAACCACAACATATTCTCACGACATTCCTGGAGAGTATTTAGGTGGAACAAAATATCCTCGCCCTTATCAGTTAGAATTTGCTGATTCATATTTAGCGTTACAAAATAAAATTGGCACTGTTCAAGATTTAGCCAAGCAGGCGGTGTTAGAAAATCCAAACTTAGATCCACAAGCAGCGGTTCAATATGCTAAAAAATATGCCAACCAAGGGTTTGGTGGATTTAGATTAGCACAGCCACGTCAAATCATGGATCAACAGTACATGGACGAAACTGGCAAATACGAAGACTACATGAAGCAATTGCTTGGTTTTAAACAAGGCGGCTCTACAACGCCAGCATGGCAGCGCTCTGAGGGTAAGAGCCCATCGGGCGGCTTGAATGCTGTTGGTCGTGCGTCGTATAAGCGCGAGACTGGTGGCGAGCTAAAGGCACCACAGCCAGAGGGTGGCTCACGTAAGAAGTCGTTCTGCGCCAGGATGGGTGGGATGAAGAAGAAGCTAACCTCTAGTGAGACAGCAAACGATCCAGATTCACGTATCAACAAAGCGTTACGTAAGTGGAAGTGCTAAATGCCAAAGCTAACACCTGCACAAATGAAGGCGGCTGTTGAGGAGTTTAAGAAAAAATTTACTCCTGGGTTTTACCATGGCAGCCCAAACCCAAACATCAAAGCATTTGACCCACTAAAGTCAACCGTGCGCGACGTTGATTTTGTTACGCCCGGTGTTACGTTTGTAACAAAAAGTCCTAAGTTTGCCGATAGCTTTACCGCAGGTAAGGGACCATACATTAGTTTAAAGACTGGCGAGGCTATACCACTAGGTAGCTATAACAAGGGCTCTACCATGTACCCAGTTAGCGTAGACATGTCAAATCATTTTGATCCAATGTCACCGGAAGGGCGCGCATTAGTTGAAGCATACGTTGCTAAGAAATATGCTGAAGATCCCAAGATGGCGCGTCAGTTTAAATCCAGAATTGAAGACCCACACTCTAACTGGACGACGATGGAGTCTCCAGCATTTTTGCAGCACCTACGAGATAGTGGTGTTAAAACATTTGACGTTAACGAGTCTGGATACCAAAACGTTGGTGTATTGGACCCATCAAAGATCCGCGGCAAGTTTGCCAAGTACAACCCCGAAGACGCCGAGTCGCCAGACTTTATGAAGGCCGAGGGTGGCCTAGTGCATTTGGCTGCTGGTGGCGTTCCTAAAAACGTTGTCAAGGCATACAAACTATTTAGAACAAAAAAGAACGACCCGGAGACGCTGTATCCATTGTTTGTTAACGCAAACAAACCCGTACCTATGAATGAGTGGGTAACCGCCGAGGTCGGCCCTGTCGCGGCCTCTGGTAAAGTTAAATCTAAATTAGGCGAGCTTGCGTATCGTCCGGGCTGGCACGCTGGTGATCTACCAATCGCTACTCACATTGGCGGCAAATCACAACCTGGATTAAAGGCACCAGACTACCGTAGGCCAGGTGAGGTATGGGCCGAGGTAGAAATGCCAGCCGATGTTAATTGGCAAGATATCGCCAACCAACGCGCTCGGTTAAATAAGGCCGGTAAAATAATTCCAAGCACTGCGCACATTACCGACGAGATCCCATTAGGCGGTCACTATCGTTATAAGACAAGCCCTAACATGGAAGGTAATTGGTTGATTGGCGGCGAGATGAAAGTTAATCGCGTCTTGACCGATGAGGAAGTCCAAGCAATTAACGAAGCCGCCGGTCGGGCAGATTTGCCACGGTTTGTTCCATTTGATGAAAAGGCCGAGGGTGGTAGTGTGTTTAGCCCAGAGGGTGCCGGCTATGATTACCGGACAGCCATGGCGTACGGCATGGGCCCGACTGGTACCGGAGAAGATCTGGGTCACTGGGGATCTGTCGCGCCGACATCGGACGATGAGCGCATGCTAAGAGATTTGCCAAGGGATGCCTACGTAATGCTAAAGGGCAAGACACACGAGACATTTGACAAGGCCGAACAGGCTGAGAAAGAGCGCGGCTCCAAGATTGTAAAAATTGGAGACCGCTACTATTCCATACCTAAGTAATTACTTACGGTAGCGCTTGCCGTGCCAGCCCTCCGCTGCGAGAGGAAAATCGGGAGCCCACGACGGTGGCGTAGTCATCATCTTGATTACGTCGGCCATTGCGGACTCCCCGTTTTGTTCTTCAACGAGGAGTAAGACTTCATCATGCACGCTGTTAATCACTTCGTAACCGGCTTTATCAAGGTTAAGCATAGCCACGGCAAGAAAGTCCCGAGCGGTACCCTGTACCGCGGATTGGAAGATGCTACTGCCGATGATGGCGTTCCTAGTCCACTGCCGGCTGTAGGTGTTCTGGCTGTGGACCGTGACGCCGAGCTTTTCACTACCCCAGGGTGTGGTGAGCAACTCGAGCTGTGGCCTCTGCCAACAGATCAACCTGCCACTCGGTAGGCGCATCCATAGCGCACCCTTCGCGCACTTCAATATAATCTTAGCGCCCGCCGCGAACGGCGACCCTGGGTTCTCCACGGCCTGGATCGCCGCGCTCTCGCACGCCCCCCATAGCTCCTTGACCATTACGTACGAGCCACGGTAGTTATCTACCGCGTTCTTTGCCTGCGCCTCCGTGAGCTTAACCCCCATCCCATCCGCGTATTTGACTAGGCCCTTAGCGCCCTGACCAAACATCGCGCCCAAAACTGCCGACTTAGCAACTTGTCTTTGATCCTTCGTAACCGCATCATACGGGACTCGGTATAGGGAGGTGGAGGCGAATGTCTTGTACTCATCTAATCCCTTTCTAAACATCTCGATCTTATCTTTTTGTCCGGCTAGCCAGACACCTACTCGGTTCTCAATAGACGAGAAATCAACGTCCACAAAGGTTTTTCCATCCGGCGCCTTGATTCCACTTCGAACAAGAGAGGATAGCTCTCCCATGCTACCAGTCGCTTGATCAAAAACTCGAGGTATACATCTCTCAATTTCTTCATCGGATAGATTAGGCCGAGCGATATTCTGTAGGTTAAGTCCACCACGAGAAGCCCAACGCCCAGTGCTAGCCCCATGGTAGACAAGCGTATTTCTGATCCTGCCATCTCTTTGTACCTCCAACATTTTAGCGTACTTAGCCACGCTAGTTTGGCTACCATCCTGTCTTAGCTCCAGCGCTTTTTTTACGCGCGTGTGAATGCTGCACTGCAGCATTTTTGAAACGGTCTCGGCGGTCAGATCCTCCAACCCGGCGCCCTGGGCGTTGAGCCAATCTAAGAGCTTTTGACGCTCACTTGGCTTACAGCCGGTCAACTCAAGACATTCCTGGTCTATGGCTGCCTGCGCCCTTTGGACTGCCAGGACGGCATTTTGGAGCTCTCTAGGGTCCACAGGAACGCCTCTTGTATTGATCCGCTGGGTGAGGGTCCAGACTGCCTGTTCGACGTCTTCTAGGGGCCTTAAAACGGCTCCTAGGGCCATCTCCGTGCGTACGTCTTGGGCACAGTAATCAAAGAGCTGCTTTAATAGCTCTGGGTCGTCATTAAAGCCGCCTTTGCTATTGGGTTTACAGAGCTTTTGAATAAGCCTCTTGCCAATAGGGTCTTTCTGATACTGGGCATCCATAAAGGCGCCGGCGTCATCCAAGCCCTGTGGTATGTTATTGGCCGCGGCTACGGCCATGGTGTCAATACACTGCTCGAGCTTTAGTCGTGGCCAATGGTACTTTGGCACACAAACACAGTTCCAGATCGCGTACTCAAACATGGCGTTCCATGCGGCGATCTTGCCGCCATTTCTAACGTGGTTTAATAGCCTCAGTAAACCAAATCCTCCATCTGGTTTAAAGACTTGTACGTTCTCGGGTGCGGTGCCAAACGCAATACACAGGACTTCTGTGGTTTCATGGTTGGCGTAGTTGTCAAGGCCCACCTCTGGCAGGTCTGCCTTACTGCGTGTCTCAAAGTCAATCGAATATATCATAGCGCTCCTTAGGCTGTCCGACGTATCGGCAATTATACTAATGCAAAAAAGAGGGGAGCCGAAGCTCCCCAAATCACCACCATGTGAAATTATCTACGCCACCGCCAGGCAATGCTCCAGTTAAACAAATTGAGCGGTGGGCACTTCCAAGGATCAGATCTCACACGATCCCGCGCTACATGCTAGCTGTTGCGCGCCCTCGACGTTGTCTGTGACTTCTTTGAACTCGTTCCAGTTGATCGTTGGGACCTTGGCTTTGAGCTCGTTGTACTCTTCTTCGGTGCACTCTTCGTACGGGGCTTGGCGGTAGGTGCCGCCGTCGTACGGGAGGTACGAGACCCCTGAGATTTCGCTGAAGTTTTCCCAGGTCCACGCGCCGACTGTTGGCCAGTCTTTTTCTTCGACGGAGATCGTGACGCTAGGTTTATGCTCACACCAGTGTCGTTGGAATGTAAGCCAAAGGGCGAGATGATCCATTGGTGTGACGTCGGATCTTGTAATTCCTGCTGGGGCTTTTTGTGGAAAACTGAACACAATCGTCTGATCAGGTTTGTAAACACATGGCTCATTGGGGATCCCTTGTTGAATTAAGAACTGTGTAAGAGGGTCTTTTTTATCGCCTCTAACTCTGCGGATATAGAACTTACTATGTCTTGGGTGTATTCCAGATGCGCTATCAACAAGCTGGCTGACGGTTCCGGATGGTTTAACGCAAGTGATCGCAGCACTCTTAGGTATTCCGAGCAGAGCTGCGTATTCCTCATTGGCTCTTCGAGCCTCCTCTCGAAGTCGTGATAGTAACTCATTTAATTTATCTCCCTGTGTTGTTAGTAGAGGGTTGTCGTAAATGCCTGTAAGCGACACTCCCAACAATCTCTCTTCCTCGGTGTTACGTTGCCACACTTTGCGCAGATACGGAAACTTTGTAAAAGTGGCCTGGATTGTGCCAAGAATCGAAGCGATTCGTACCTTTCTAAGAAGCGTTTCCTCAGTGTCGTCATGTCTTACCACTGCCTCCGTAAGGTTACAAAATTGGTAGGGCCGAAGAATAATTTCTGAGCAGGGGTTAGTTCCGAACTCAAAGTTAGGATCACGGTGTCCATACTTAGCAACGGTATTCTTGGCAGCCTCACGGTTAAATATGCCACGCTCTCCGCTGTGTGAATTGTATAGAGATAGCCACTCTTCCATAAACTTTCCAACGGTAGGAGTCTCATTATACACCGCGCTATTATTGGCGAGCGCACGGTGAGGTGCAGTCTCCCACCAGGGTCCAGCTTTAGCATGACGGATCCTTTCATCGTCAAGGTCAGATAACGAGATCATTGCCGAGCGACGCACGCCACCCACGACAACTACCTCACCAATTTTACACATCAGGTCGTGGCACTCTAACGAATGTAGACGACGTCCGGCTGCGTGCTTAAACGTGTTGACCGCAAACTTAAACAGGTCGACTAATGGTTCCGGCCCTGAAGCTCTTCCGCCAAATGTTTTGAGTCTTGCTCCGGCAGGTCGGATGGAAGAGACGTCCCACTTAGGGATCTCGCCTGCGTAGAGATGTGCAATGAGCAGGCGGAGTGATTTTGCCCATCCTTCTTTGGAGTCGTGGACGACGATGGTGTGCTCGGAGTCAAATAGTTTTTCAGGCACTTCTGGCAGATTGGATATGTACTTAGCCTCCACCGAAAATCCGACTCCTGTACCGCAGAGCAATATGAACATTGCCTCATCGAACGACTTGGGGTCATCCACCGGGAGATACGAGCAATTATAGACACAGGTGTTATCACGATCAGCACTCTTTCCTGCCGTCATCATGGCGCGCATGGACGGCATCAAATCTAGGTTATGGATAGCATCAAAAATTTCATTTCGTAATTCTGTCTTATCTTTTATCGCCGGTGTTCTACTAAAAATATAGTCTACGTAGCGATCTACTGTCTCCGCCCAGGTCTCTCGGCGTTGCTTGTCATCTTGAAAGCGGGCGTATCTACTGGCGGCAATGTATTCTTGGTACTGATCCATTTATTGTTCTCTATGTTGTATGGGTTGATGAAAAAGGGAGGCCGCAGTTTCTACGGGCACTCCCTTGCACTACTAAACTACTTAAACTGCGAAGTCGGCTGCTGCTGTTGTGCTGCCACCTAACTTCTCGCCGTCCTCTAACTTCTGGACGTTGTTCAAGCCACATGCGATGCCCTTAGATCCCTGAGCATTGTATGGGTAGAACGTGATTGATGCGCGACCATAGCACCCGCTATAGAACTCACTTGTGTCAATGATCGGGTTAAGATCTTGATCTACAACGCCCGGCTTTTGTGCCGAGTTTGCATTGATAAAGTAGCTGTTAGCGTATGCTGGGTCGTCTTTCTCCGCGTCGCCATCACGCAGGCCACCCTTTAAGTTCTTGGGTACCGCGCCACCGAAGTATGCAGACGCCGCGGCCTTGGTCTCTTCAAATGCTTTTTGGAGACGTGCGATGGTGTCCTTGTCAGACTTGGGGATGATGATTGATACGGAGTACTTCGGTGTGCCACCCTCGATTGAGGAGGCGGGTTGGAATACGTTCGCATAAGAAAAACGAACTTTACCGGTTACAACTTTTACTTTAGTAGTGGCTTGTGCCATGTTGATTCCTTTATAACTGTAGAACTGGACTTCAATAGGGGCCAGTTCGTCTACCCTCTGCTAAATATACTAATGCAAACTTATTCACTTATGTTTTTCACAATACGATAATCCCAATATTGCAACCGTCTTTTATAATAATCCGCAAGTGTTTGCTCTTGGGTCTCTTGTATTTTTGACAGCTCTTCTTGTGATAACTTCTCTTCATGCGTCGTAGAATATCCCATGTTTCTCCATCGCCTTCTTCATTGCCATTGCCTGGATAAAATCAACTAAGTACTCTGGCTCGTGTAGCATCTCGGGATCTTCTGCCACCACGTCAAATATATTACCGATTGAGTCGCGGAGCATATTGACCTCATGCCTAAGACCACGTCCAGATAATCCATCAAAGTCTTTAATGTACTTATCAATCATTAGGTCCGGGATATCAAACTCCGCACCGTAAAATTTTTCCTTCATATTATTTTGCGACCAATACGAGCCCCGCGTTGCCAATTGCGTAACCTATAAACATGATGCCCGTACCAACGCCGCCCTTCATAAATTGATCAATTGCCACGATAAAATACACGAGGCCCATCGCTGCTATTAGCCAGGTGCTCATTTAAAGTCCTCCGTCGCGGTCTCTTGGACGCGGACCAGTTTGGGTGAGCCCTCTGGTCGCTGGACTAGCTCCCCCAACCACGCCACAACCTGGCCCTTTGGTCTTAGCTTCTCTAGTGTCGCGATTGACTTGAGCTTTGGTGACTCCCAGAGCTGTTCTTCTGGCACGCCCTTTTCTTTTAATACCTCAACCGCTAGTAGCTGGTCGGTGATTTTGCGGTGCGTTACCGTGGTCGATAACTTAAAGCCAGTCGGTAGCTTGTTCTCGTTGACTGCCTTATCGAGCGCGTACTCTTCAACGTCCGCTACCCAGGTCCGTAGGTCCTGCGCCTTGGCTAGCACGTTGGCTAGTTCCTCGTCATCTAGCAGTGGCGGATCTTTAAACTCCTGCTTGGCTAGCTCTGTATTGAAATCAGAGCGGGCGCGGCACTGTGCCTTTGCACGACAGAATTGACAGTGGTCGCCTGGAATAAACTCACCAGACCCGCTCCATGCCTTCTTAGCCTTGGGCTTTACAAAGTAATTTGCCCAGTCTACGAGTTTATTAACGGTGGTGCCGTCAGTACTGATACTGTCCAGGCGAGGCTGGTGGATCGTGTAGGATACCTCTTTGATGTCCGGATACTCTTCTTTAAACTTGGCATAAGCACCCAGCGCATATAGTCGTAGCTGGGTGTTATCGATCGCTGAGACAGGCACACCCTTTCCAAACTTGAGGTCGATGACGCGAATGGTGTGCTTAGAAAGTATAACCACATCGGCCGTGCCAAATCCATCAGGCACCCAGTCGCTAAAGTCCACACGTTGCTCAAAGAGCGGGGTATCACCCTCACCGATCTGGCTACGCACATATAGAACGTAATTATCGACGTTAGCCTCGAAATCGTCGTTGTAGTAGGGTGTGCTTTTAACTGCGCTGTATTCTGTTTCATATTCCTCGGTTCCAATTTGTTGAAAATGCTGGCGTAGCTTTATCTCAGCTAGTGTGTGGGCAGTGGTGCCCTCCTGGCTAAAGTCAAATGCGTCTGAGTTTTTCTTTGGTTCGGGGAGTGTTGCCTCTAGCCTTGCGCTTGGCGTACATGTTAGCCATCGCTTAGATCCCGAGGCGCTTAAAAGAGCGTGTGCGGTCATCTTATTCTTTCAATTCTGTTTTGGGTATATATACTAATGCAAAAATAAAGGCCCCGTAGGGCCTTTTTTGGTAAAAACTGGAACTTTATTTTTCTTAGGACTTTAGGGCGGAAATCAAATCTGCTATCTCTTTATTAAAGTCGATCTTTGCCTCGATCTTCGCCTCTATTTTAGTGTCCCGCGTCTCTCGGTAGTCCTGCTGGAACTGGCCACGTAAGGCAATCTCGGCCAGCCGGCTGTTGTATGCCTTGTTGTCAACGTTTGCCAGTAGCTCACGCTCCCAGTACGCCTGTGCGTGGACCAGGGATAGGTCCAGGGCCTCGGCAAACTCTGGGTACTTCTTCTTCCAAGTCTCCGCGGTGCCCTTTGAAATGCTTAGGTCGGACCAGATCATTTTTTGGGACGCGCCCAGCTTACCCAGCTCGATCATGCGATCGCACATAGCCGGATCGTATTTGGACGGGTTTGCTTTTTTAGTTGCCATTATTTTTTAGCTGTCTTTGCAGAATCTTTAAATGCCTTGGATGTGGGCGCGCCAGGATCACCAGGCTTGCGCATCTTCTCGCCGCTTCCAGCCTTGATACGTTCACGCTTTTTTTGGATGTTGGCATAGAGGCCAGGTTTAGCTGCCATAAAATATCCCATAAGTTATGCACCACAGCTCCAAACATAACTTATAGGTTATGAATATTGCCACTGGCACGGTTGTGAAATAGAAAATGTCTTTTGTTGTCATGTGTTTGGTGGAGTAGCACGGTACTGCCCCGTGGTCCGCTGGGTTGCATATTAGCCTTGGCCCCTCGTCGAAACTATACCTACCCCATTGTAAAAAAGTCGCGACTTTTTTGTAAACTGGTTCAAAAAAGTCGCAACCGATACTAAAATACTGCCGTGATGCGGTTAAAGCGCTTAACGCCGTCAACCAATTGCGACTCGATCGTGGTGCTGATGAACTTGTTCATCTCGATCGCGTTGTCAATGATCTCGTGCATGCTGGGGAATTGTGGCGCCTTCTCGAGCAGTTTTTTACCTGCCTCGTCTGCCACTTCCCATGCCTTTAACTGGGCGTTGTACTGCTCGGTTAAAAACTCCTTGGAGGTCTTGAGTAAGTCATAGCGTAATTCAAATGGATTCATTGTAAATCTCCTGTGTTTGTGTATGTAAAATAAGGCGTTCGGGTGTCTCCCGACAGCTTACTAGCCCTATATCTACTAATGCAAAATCTACTTCTTTTCCGCCCCATCTGGGTTAATTAATAGCCTGTCACGCTCTGCAGCGCGAGCTTTGGCCTCCTTAATTGACTCGTTGATGATTAGGCGGGTCACTGCCCCGGCCATCTCCTGGATCTGCTTCTCCTTGGCCGCTTCTTTGTCCTCCAGTGCCTTGTCTATATCGTTACGGATACCGGCACGGTCCAACAAATCTTTAAGTTTCATCTTTTTGCGCCTTCTCAACGGCCTCGAGACTTGCCTTTGCGTGCTCAACCTGCGGGCCCGCCTGTGCCTGGATCTCGTTAATAAAACCCACCACCTGGATAAATGGCGACTGCGCTAACACATTTAACAGCGCGTTAATATCTTTTACAGAAAACTCAAGCGTTACGTTAAAGTCATCTAATAGTTCCTTCTTCACTTTTTACCTTTCTTTATTTTAAGTTCTACGTCTACATCCGGCTTATATTTAGCTAGCTGTACAAAGTGCCCGTTGTGTACCATCTGCTCGAATCCATCCCACAGCCGTTGGTTCTGAAGTTTTGCGGCGTACTTGATCCCGCTGATATAGTTATATACTTCGTCTTCGGTCATATATTCGGGTTTATCTAAATACTGCCGTAAGAACTCGTCTAGGTAGTCCTCTACCTGGGCGCACTTAATGATGTCTTGCTCCAACTCAAACCGATCATACTCGCTCCATAGGTTCATTTCTTTTTCTTCCGTTTCTTTTTGTCAAAGTCATATACATACCACTCGCCGACGGCCTCAATGCTTTCTAACACGCGCTCAAAATGTTCTAGGTCTTCTTTTTCAAAATCTTTTAGTTTCTTCTTAGACTTTAAAACCTTTATGTTGTCAGTTAGCGAGTGATACGTGTCTAGTAGGTGTGCCTCCATAATTGCGTCGGCGGTTTCCCAGTCTACCGTAATAGTTAATCCTTGGATCATAAAAAGGTCCCCATCAATGTTAGTGTCGCGCCAAGTGTGATAATGCAATTGATAACTAATCGTTTCCAGGGTGCGCAGTCTGGCTTAAAACTATCCGCCACGCTGTATGCCAATATGCCCGTAATCATTAGTGCCACGCCAATACCTGTCATCATTTCATTCTCCGTTCAATTTCTCTGTCAATGTACCACCGTGCCTTACGTAGATCCTCAACTGCGTCATTCTTAAGGTCGGCGCGCCAAATGTATTTCACTGCGTTACCCAAACAAAAGCCCATGTGCTCGGTGATCTGTATACACTCTACACCACTGGGATGCGCTGTGTAGTGCTTAGGCTTGTTTACTGGATCGTTCACGTCTCATCTCCCTTAGGTGTGTTTGCATCGTAGTTACCTCGTCCATTGTCTCGCACTGCCAGACTCCCATCAACTTCTCAAATCTGCTGTGGCTCAGGTCAATGTCTTCGACGCCCATTAGCGTCTCCATCATGTACTTGTCCTTGTATAAATACTCTACAATAAAGTGGCTCATAGCTTTAGTTCCTTCCTGATAAGTTCGATGCCCTTAGCAAAATGATAGCGCCAGTATTTCTCTGTCACACATACGTCTGTGTAACTTAGCCCATCTAAAAATGACTCGATAATAAACTGTTGCTTGGGTGGCAACTTATCTGAGATCAGTCGACGTATGTCTGAGATATCCTCGGGGTCCCAGGGTAGCCACCCCTCGATGATGTTTGAGGAAATGCCTTCGCTCTCGTCTTGCTCGATTGGGTCCGGGTCCTCATCGCTGAGTCGCGGGGCTGTTGCGCTAATTTTGTATATTGTGATTTTCTTCATACGTAATTATACTAATGCAAAATTTAGGGCGTTTAACAGGGCATCCTGCAAATTTATTTTTCCGTCCAATACCTTAATTACCTGCTCGTCGATGCTGTTAGATACGGCTAGGTGGTGGATAATGACGGGTTTATCTTGGCCTTGGCGGTAGATTCGTGCGTTTGCCTGGATGTAGTTCTCACTGCTCCAGGGTAGGTCATACCAGACGGTCTGCGCCGTCTCACCTACGTTGCACTGTAAGTTCAGGCCAATGCCACCAGACTGCGGGTGGGCTAATAGCATACGGATCTTACCATCGCGCCATGCTTGGATGTTGTTATCGTCTAGTACCACTGCGTGGGGGAACTGATCTTGGATCCGTTGCAGTGAGTGCTTGAAGTGATAGAACACCAGCGTGGGCGCCGATGACTCCTCCATAATCGACTCGAGGTACTCCAGCTTGGCGCGGTGGACTTCCTGCCACGATCCATCCTCTGCGTAGACTGCGCCGGATGTGAACTGCAATAGCTTACCGGCCAGTGCTGCGGCTGTTGGCGCGGTGATTGTCTCCGATCCAATATCTGCCACCATATCCTTTTTAAGTGTGTCGTATTGTTTACGCTCTGCCGTGGTTATGTCTACCTTGTGATACAGTTCGGTTAATTTTGGCAGTGTCAAATAATCCTCGGCCTTTAGGCTAAAACAAATATCCGCGATCTTGTCCTGGATAACCTTGTCCATGCCCTGCTTTATCCTCCAACTATATACCACGCGTGTATGGCGGTTAAATTGGTCCGGCTCCATGTACTTATCTCTGAACCGGGTCAGGGACGTCTCTAAACGGCTCCCTAAGTCTAATATACCCACCTGGGACCAGAGATCTCCGATGCCCTGGGGGGTGGGTGTACCTGTGAGGATTAAACGCCTCTGGAAGCCCTTTAAATGCTTTTTAAGTGCCTTAAATCGCTTGGTGCTGGGGTCCTTAAACCGGCTGGACTCGTCAATCACTAGGTTTTGAAATACTGCCTCGGGCTGTTCCAGTAGCCAAATCAAGTTCTCGAGATTGACTACGTACACGTTCGAAGAACTCCTCAACGCTGTTAACCGTTGAGCCGGTGTCCCCAGGATCTTGGCTATCTTTAGGTGTTGCAGGTGATTCCATTTCTTTGCCTCCGCGTCCCATACTGTCTCCGCTACCCTCTTTGGCGCTACGATAAGAGTTTTCCCCTTGAGTTGCTCCGCGATAATCGTTAGCGTCGTTGCTGTTTTCCCAAGTCCAGGGGGAAGAAACAGACCCAAGTTCGGCACCAACTGCGCCTGCGATATGAGTTCCTGTTGGTACTGGTGTAGGTTTGATCTTAAAAGCATTTAGCACTTCCTTACGTTTGTCATGTAACCAATCTGCTACTGCGTACAGTTCTACTTCGGTTGCGTCTGATTTTATTCTATTGGCTATGTCTGATATCCAAACAACATTGCCCTCAACGTATCCTAGTTCGGGAATTATTCTATCCAGCGTGGGTGAGTCTTTTGTTTTGTTACCTAAACCAAACCGTTGCCATTCAAATGGTGTTTTAAATACTGGACATACATCTGTTTTTATGCTTTCTAAATATTTAACAGTTAGATTAAACGGAACTTTTTGAATTGCTGCCGTTCGTTTGTACCCACCAAGGCGAACTTGCATTGCAGTTTTATTTAAATCTACGACCCATCTTTCTTCTAAGTATCCTGTTTTTTTAACCATTATTTTGTTACTGTAGCCGGTAAAAAACATTCCGTCTTCTCTTCTGTCACCCCGTTTAAAAGGTTTTCCAGTTTTAGGATTTAGTCGTTTCACGTATAAACTCCTCAATATCGTCGTATGATCGTAGTATGTGTACCGGAAAGCCGGCCTCGCCGAGCTGATCAAATACTAAGACCTGCCTAGGCGATAGCTTTCCGTCTGCTGTCTTTAGCTCAACCAAGTGGACCTGATTGTTCAGAAACACTAGCCGATCCGGCACCCCCGCCACTGTGGATATCCACTTGAACGTTAGTCCCTTGCTTTGTGTTACCTTTTTTACGAGATATTTTTCGATCTGCTTTTCTAGCATTATTATTTTTCTCCGCCATCGTTATCTTAAACAATTGTCGTACCAGTGACTCGCTAAGATAGGCGCGCGTCTCTCCCTTGATGCCATCATCCTCGCCGATGTACTCGGCCAAGTGATCAATTGCGTGACTGACCTCGTGCGCAATCGCGCCGACTACCTCGTCGATGCCGTCGGTGAGCGCCTCTAAGTTAAACACTAGGATAACCAACGCGTCCTGTCCATCACCGATTAGGTGCGTCTCTGCTACGCCAATGTCCAAGGCCTCGGCCTTCATCGTGACCTTGTGGTCTTTTAGGATCTGTTGGAATACAGTGTTTGAAAAACATACCTTCATCACGTCGGGATAAAACCCAACGTCTAGTTTGTAGTAGTCGTATTTTTTCATTCTAAAAACACTGGCGTGGTCTCGCCCACCCAGGCCCCCTTCATGTTGAACTCCATGTACTCGATGGCCTCTTCCTCTGTCATGCCGTCGTGCTCCATTAACAAACGTATTACCTTATCGGTGCTGTAACATACTGCCTCTAATCCAATGCGTGTCACCACGCCCATGATGGCGGAGTCGAGGTAGTCGGGGTCCATCACCAACAGGTCTGGGTACTGCTCTGATAATTCTTCGCGTCTTGTGTTCATTAATGCCTCGTCTTCTTTTGTTTGTATTCAAGCATGCTGATAATCTCCGCCTGCTCCTCTTCGGATAACTCCTCGACTGGCGTGGAGTAATCGATTATCTCTCCGCTCTCTGCCAACTCAAAGATGCCGGCGATAAACGCGTCGAGCTCTTCCTGTGTCAGGTCCGCGTCCTCTGCGAGATCGTCGAACACACCCTCATCAAACACTACTTTAAACGGAGGCTTCTTTTGCATGTTTCATTTTCTCCTGTGCGATGTGTTCTTTTAAAATCGCTATTACGCCAATTTCGATCAGCTTGCCCTTGGTGTAGTCGTCCATGTCCACCTCACAATTAGCCGAGCCGTCCTCGTTTTCGCTGAGTGTTTTGATGGTAAATTTAAACTCTTCTTTTTTACGTTTCATTTTATTCCGTGCCTCCGTTCTATCGCGCGGGCAAACGCAATTATGTCGCCCTCGGTTTGCATTCTAATCCCTGTAATCTCTTCATTTGTAAGAGGTTTTGACTTGTAGATTCCGCATAAAACTGGCCTTGGATCCGCGACTACGGCGTCCTCATAGCCTGGTTGCCAGGGTGCCTCTGCTACATAATTTGGTTTCATTCTATCTCCTCGTACCATCCACGTACATAAAAACTATCGCCGAAGTCTTCAATTAACTTCTCGGGATAACCATTGTCAATTAGCCACTTACAGGTGTCATCGACGTGCTCGGGGATCTCTTTTGGGAATCCGTACTTCCACCCGCTTGGCGGGTCAATCATTTTAACTTTCATTTTTAATCCCGTGATGTTGTTCAACTGTTCGCACAAAGTCGCGCATGTTCCACATCTTGTTTGTTTTGTTTAGTGTGGTGACCATTTCGTTGATCTGTGCGTCTGTCATTGGCGTGCGGTTTACTGCGTCTTCGTATTCCTGTACTGTGTGGTAGTGTGTGTCCATATTATCTCCTGAATCGTGTTGCCGGTTTGCGTTTGCCAAATCTTACGTATATCTTTAAAGCACACAGGCGCCCGTAAGTTTGGTTGCGCCACCCCTGCGAGGCCCTGCGGTACATCTGCATTTTGGTGCGCTTGTAATGACTTGGCTTTCCGTCTTTGTTAATGAATACAGTGCGACGATGGCCCACCCTGCCAAAGATTTCAGTAAAGCCATTGCGCAGGGTGGTCCTCCTGAAGTTAAACTTTTTCATCGGGCTTGTGGTTTAACATAAACTCGGCGTATTGCCACGCCTGTTGTCCCGCCATTGACGGCGCCTCCCCGCGCGCAACTAGCCCCATCAACGCCAGACCTGCAAAAAACATCAACTCATCTTTGTTATCCATTAGTATCCTTCCGTTTCAAATGTTTCAACTGTTTTTAAGTACTCGCCGGCCGATGTGTTAAATCGTAGCCCCAAGTAGATCGGGGTACGACTACCTTCGGACCGGCTTTCGCCTGCCTCGATGCGTTTCTCCTGTGTCGCGGCCAAGAACCTGCGCTTGAATGACATCTCCGAGCCAGGTGGCAGGCTACGTTTAAGCGCCCACCTCTTCCAACACAGGAACACGTCGTCCTTCTTAACCTGTGACACTGGGTCAAACACAAACGTGTCCTCCACGAATGAGTTCAGTGGGTTGCCCAACTGCTCCATCAACAGCAACAACTGACGCCCCGACTGTGGTTGTATGAAGTGCCCGCCACGTGCCAGTCTGCGATCAAGTCCGGCCATCGCCCAGTTAAAGATACCGGCCAACTCGCCGGATAGCTTATTAAACAGGTCGGTGTCCTCGTTGTCGTAGAATGACTTGGTCATGCGTAGCACCAACATACGGCCGGTGAGCGCATTACTGTTCTCGGTTAATTGCAACGCCTCGTTCGAGTATACGATGATACGCGTTGGCAGATAGCCCGACCATGCCTCCTTATTTTTGCGATTAACGGTGACAGTATCACCACCCACAATACGCAACAACTGGCTAACGACAGCGCTACGATTACGCTCAGGTGCACGAGCGTCAGTAAATGAGGCAAGGGGTTTTCCAAGCCATGGTTGTAAGCCAAATGTATCACAGAGCTCCTCCAATTGTGGTGCGACGGTGTTGTGCTGTCCGAATAACGACACGAGCACCTTGTTGATCGTGCCCTTACCGCTACGTCGTGGACCAATTACGTTAAAAAACTTCTGCTGTCTCGTGTCTCCCGACAGAATGTAGCCGAAGATCTCTTGCAGTGCGTCGATCGACTCTTGATCGTCTTCCCATATTGACTGTAAGAATGCGTCCCACTGTGGGCAGGTCGCGCCTTGGTCGTACTTAAATGGTAGCGAGTGCTGTGTAAAGAACCCAAGCGAGTGTGGCAGTAAGATTTTGTCCTCTAGGTGAAAGAGGCCATTCTTGACGCTGATCAACTTCGAGGCGTCGGGTTTATTTGCCTGATACTCTTCAAACCAAATCGGTGGCTTGGTGTTTGCGTGATTGGGTAAATGCACGATCGACTTAATCGCATCCATAGAGGCCGAGACGCTCGCCGGTGACGGGTTAAACGGCACCAAGGCACCGCCCTTGGCAGGTTTCTTACACTTATCAAGGAACGCATATAACTTCGAGCGTATCGTTGCCTCCTCGATAATCTCGTAGTGCGTGCCGGCGTGTATAAAAAAGTCTTCCGCGTAGTGCACTAGCCGGTAGCCCTCCTCGCTGGAGTAGAGCGCATCGAGAAAGGTGCGTGCGTGATTCATCGCGCCCGAGTCGAGTACTATCTCGCCCCGAGCGAGCGCATCCGCCCTCTCTTTCTGATTGACCTTAAAGATGATGCTCCGTAGAGTCGCGCCACCACTCTTGAACGTGCGCCACTTACTCTCACAGCTATTCATGCCGGTTGATGCGTACTTGCCGGATTGCGAGCTCCAACGATCCCACAGTTCACAGGCCTCGACGTCACCGCCAAACTGGTGGAAGAGCGCAAATCCCACGCCCATCCAGTCTGTGTACCCGCAGTCGGGGTCGAGCTTGGATAGTAGCTCCATCTCGACTCGGTGCAGGTCGTAGCCCTCTACCGGTGGCACGTAGTCCGCGAACGCGTCGCCTGTCACGTGCAGTGCACGCTCGGGTATGAACGCCGAGAGATCCTGCGCCTCGGTTGGTATCGTACCGCCTAGGTAGTGGCCGGTGACTGTGAAGAACCTACCCTGTGGGTAGATCTCTAGCCCTTGGCTGTGGTCGACGTGGGCGTGCGCTAGATCGGCGCGGGTAAATATCTTAATGCCAGTGCCCGATGGTGAGACCTCGTGGTATCCAAGTAGCTCGTCGGATATATGTTGCAGTGCAGCATTTGTGAAACGCGAGGTGGTATGGTCAAAGCAGTCGTCTAAGTCCACGCCGATTAGGTTGTCGGTTTGGGTGAATACAAACCCGATACCCGCAAACTTCTCGGGGTCTTCCTCGTAGGCGTGTTGGACTGACGGGAAGTCTGTCCACGTCGTCGGGTTGGTTGACGAGGCGGGTTGTCCACTTACCTGCGTTGGCAGTTTAGACCACCGCTTGTTGCCCTCGTCGCCTACCTCGACAAGGCGCCACAGTACCCACCTAGGGATTCGTTTCAATTCCAGTGGTATCGTGGCAAATTGCACGGGTAAACAAATTGGTTTATCTGTCATAGTTTCCTTTCTTCACACTTACTAATGCAAATTTTTGGGTGCTGATATTTCACAATGTGAAATGAGTTGCTGTAAGTCCTTGATGTTTGACGGGGATGCGGGGGTTGCGGGGGTTAATTCCAGTTTACCCTCTATCTT